GCTTCTTAAGGTAACAGAACTTGACTTTATCACCGTTGCGAATAGGTTCATACTTACTTGTAAGAGATCTCGACTTAACAGCTTGATTATGAAGAATAGCACCACGAACATGAATTGGTGTACCTTTAGCATATCCATCTTTGCGAGTCCATTTGTCAATATCACTTACACCACGAGGGAATGCAACTTCATGAGCTGGTAGACTAAAGAAGTGCTGTTTGAATTGGCGAATTGCTTCTTGTGTCTTAGACTCTGAACCAGTTACAATAACTTTGAAAAGTGCTTTAAGAGCATCACGACACTGAGACGGAGTTGAGGATTTAATTGCTTCAATGCCCATAATCTTGAGCTTAGGCTGAGCATAAGCCACACCTTCATTGTTGTGAACATTTAGGATATACCTTTTCTTTGCAGTCCAAATGCCGACATCTGCAATAACCTCACGGCCCATTTCCATACGAGGACGAGCACAGTCCATTTGATCAAACATTTTAGCATAAGACTTTTTAATAACATCTTCAAAGTTTTCAGAACAGATTTTGTCAAGGAAAGCTACTGGATCTTTTGGATTCAGTTTCTTAACCAATGGACCAAAGTTAACATATAACGAATCAGTATCGATTGCAATGACATAGTCTTTATCAGTTTCAAGTAACTTATTCATGTGTTTGTTAACTGTCTTTTCAGCCCAACGAATAGCCATTTGACCAGATAGTGTAATAGCTTCAGCCATAGATATGTCATTATAACGAAACCACTTGTTACCAAGTGCGCCATAAAGACTGTTCATCATAATCTTAATAGCCATTTGCTGGTTTTCATACCGGTTCATATCACGTTCAATACGATAGATTTCTTGCTTTTGGCTTGGGTCAATACCCTGACGTTCTTGTTGGGCAGCAAGCATTTTATCTTTAATGATACGGCGTTCAGCATAATAGTCGATAATCAAAGAAGGTAGAACACCAACAGTATCTTTCTTAAAGTGAACACCGTTGGCAGCCATAGATGTAGATTTGTCTGGGTTTTCAGTATTGTAGCCACCAAGGCACGTGTCAGGTGTTACACCAAGTGTAGTACCAGATATAATAGTTTCGGGTGACATGTTCCATTGGACAATTAAGTTAGGATACAGTGAGTTTAGATCAAAAGATACAACCCATTCATGCAAACCAACCTGTGGAGTTTTAACATAGCCGCCAGCAAAACCAGGATCTTTCTTTTCACCATTGCGTATTCCATTGGTTGTATCATGAGTAAAAGAACCTTCTACACTGCCAGCTTTTACATAGTCAGTGTTACCAGGAATCTTTTGAATATTTGGGAATACATTCTTTTTAGCAAGAGTACGATAGATGATAGTATCCCACATTGATGTGGTACCAAACGTATCCATATAGTTAATACCAGCTTTGTATGCAATGGTCATTACCAAAGTGATAAGACCCATTTTATCTTCAAGGCGATCAACTAACTCAACATCCTTGATATTATAATCGATAAACTTTTGGAAGTCAGCTTTGTACAAACCAAACAAAGAAGAATGTTCTTCATAAGACAGTTTCTTTTCACCAAGTACCACGTGTGAGATATGGTTTAGTGAATACGATTCTTGTGGACCATATGCATATCCAAACTTTTTGAACATATCCATATAGTCAAGTGTGACAATACCATACAACTCATAAGTAGTAAGATCACGACCTTTGAACTTCATAACGCGTTCATTGACGTGTTCCCAAGGTGAGAGACGATTGGCTTGACCTTCACCTAGGATTTTAGTAATACGATTTACCATGTATGGCACATCAAACCCACGTACGTTCCAGCCTGTGATTACATCAGGACAATGTGCTGGTGAGTTCCACCACTTAAGAAAGTCAGACAATAAGTGGATTTCATTATCCATTTTGCGATAGACGACTTCACAGTCTTGCATAATAGATTTTGAGACATCATAGTCACCAAAACCCCAGACAAAATAGACATTGTCAATATTGTTTTTGCATGCAATAGAGATAATAGGTTGTGCAGCCTCATCAGGCTCTGGGAACCCGTTATCAGACTGGACTTCGATATCAATTGAAGTGATATTAATACGATCACGATCAAATTCAATATCGTCTTTCCATTCTTCCTGTTCAGCAATATATGCATTCACATAGTTGGTAGAACCATAGATGTTAAAGCTGTCAACATCCTCATATGTTTTTACAAAATCACGAGCATGACGCATATTATCAAATAGACGTGGTTCAATTACCACACCATCAAGACTAGTAAAGCCAGTTTCAGGCTTTTGTGACTTGACATAGAGTGTTGGTTCATATTTAATCTTCTTCATTACTTGCTGATTATTTTCATAACCACGGTAAAGAAGCTGATTGCCATAACGATTAATAGATGTATAGAATTTCAATAGGGTAAACCTCCATAATGTAAGTATATTATATCACATCTTTACGCAAATGTAAAGGACTTTTTTACACAATTAGCTTACTATTTGCAGGTGTTACTAGTTTTGAAAACATTTGTTGGTATTGGTTTTTAAGTTCAGTTACGGGTTCCACAACAAACATAACATTCTTAGACTGTGTTTCAATTCCATCTTTAGCATCTGAATACGCCATGAATGGAGCTAAACCTAGTTGATTGTTTTGTGTTGGTATTAGGATTGCCACATCTTTAAGAGTGTAGCCTGTAGAAGAAACTTTAGTTGAGCAAATAAGCTCTTCGCCTGTTGTAAGACGTACGATTTTAATATTGTCCATAATATAGACTCCCATGTTATAAAGAATGAGAGCCGCCGAAACGGCTCTCAAAGATATTTATTTACCAAGCATAAGGTCTCTAGCTTCGTCAAACTTACCGACTGATGCTAACCTATGCGCTTCAAATGATTTGAAGATACTAGCCATGAATGATCTCATAGCTTGAATCCCTTCAATTGAAGTTGACGCTGGCGCCTTTCCAATTCAACTAAGTCGGAAGATTGTGCTAGGTACCTTTCAATAGGACTCATCCTAGTAGTCTTCCACCACCTTTTTAATAGACCAATCATTGATAGTCTCTTAATGTTTTAGCATTAAGCTCAGCCGTAAGTGATTCCACTGTATGGCCTCGATACTCACAAATAAGTTGTTCGGCAATCATACGATTAGCAGACTTTTGTCGACCAATCATATAACCAATCATCATACTCCTGAGAGTGGCTTTAATCGAATTGAGAAATTTCTCAAGTATTTTCCCTGAGAAGTTCAGGCTTTGTAGTGCTATTGCTGTCATTGTTTTCCTCGTAATTAGAATTGATTTTGATTTTACGAGGTCGCTTCTCTTCCGGTAGGATCACTTCTAAATTGACAGTGAGAATCCCATCCTTCATTTCTGCACCAGTGACTTCCGTGTATTCGCTTAAGCGATACGATTTACTAAATTTACGAGCACTAATCCCTTTATGAACATACTCATCCTGTGATCTCCGCTGAGGACGATCTCCAGTAATTGTAAGCACGTGGTCTTTTACTTCAAGATCAATATGTTCTTCATTAAATCCAGCTACTGCGAGCTCGACAATGTAGTTCATTTGATTGACTTTAACTACGTTATGTGGGGGATATGTATCCTTTGCATGAGCCTGAATTGATTCAAGCCTATCAAAGATGTGATCGAAACCTAAAAATGCGTTTCGTGGATATGCGAAATTACCTGTCATGTGTTACCTCCTATGACTTAAGCAAGGTTATATTAAGGACCCGCTTGCGCGGCATCCAGTTTTATTTATACAAGCAAATTACTTACTTGCAATCTATGACTACTTATTTGTTCCAATATTATACTTGGGACAGAGTTGCCATTGATCTTTATCCTTATAGGAAATGATTTTGATTTGTCGTAATGGAGCTTTTTCTTTTGCTTGCTCGTTGTTGACAATAGTTATAAGTCCCCAGTCCGACAGTAACGTCGCAACTGTGTTCCTACGTTCAATATCATTCTCCATAAGATTAGATGGTTTCCCATCCAATAAAAAGAGTTCTTTAAAGTGTGTGATAAAATACCTGCCTTGTTTGTGTAAGATATGGCAAGATTGATATAGCATATTATCTTTACGAGATGCTACGCCAATACGAGTAAGTGTTTCACGCACTTTAAGAAAATCATCTGGTTCATTAAGCACGACTTCCAGCATCATAGCTGGTGTCCACTCCTGTACTTCGTTATTTTGATCTTCCACCTTTAGTCACCTTTTGTTTCAATACATTAATCTGTTCATCGTTTAGTAAGGTGAGAGCTTGGCGAGCTTTTTCATTGCTATAACCATAATATTCTTTGACTGCTTCTAATGAGTCAGTCTTATCAGCTTTCAACCACTTGCTAAAACGCTTTTGTTTCCTAATTGTATTTATAAGAAAATCAAATTGGAGGCGATTATCCAAGTGGTGATTACGATTCATCTCATTAGCTAACAAAGCTGTATCATAAAAGTATGATAGACCTCTATTAACCATAAATGCACTATACTTCTTTTCAGCTTCTTCATCCACCATAAGATCTTTTTTGGTGTTGTTGATAGCATTTAGATATTCAAACGGATTCATATTAAAACCATCCTAATTTTATACCATTGTGCGCAATAATAAAGAAACACGCAACAAGGTGAGTTATAACCCAAACAGTTCTTAGAATAGCAGCAATATCGCTTTCTTTAGTATCGCCAATCTTGCTGCCAATTGTCTTAGCCCATATTCTCCACATTGTACTAAGCAAACTCGACATTGGCCATAAGCTCCGTCATGCAAGCAACCATGTTTAATTCATGGTCGGCTACAAATGCATTCTTATACTGATAGTCAGCAAGAATAAGAACTAGTTGTGGAATTGAATGTGGTTTAGCCATAGTGGCCATATTGTCATAAATCATTCTAAAGATTTGTTGTGGTTCAACATCAATATTATTAGCAACCCATAAACGCATCTTTTTGAAGTCTTTGTTTTTAAGATGGTTGGTTAATTCAGTTTGATCTTGAATAAGAGTAACTGAACTTGCTTCAATTTTACCAGATACACTGTAACGTTGGCATTCACCAAGTACTCTACGGAAGTCTGGGAAATGCTTGTTAACAATATTAGCAACTACAGCTGGTTCAGCTTCAACACCTTCGTCTTGCAAAATCTTTTGTAGTCTAACAAAGAACTTATGAGCAATACCAGCTTTGTACTCTTTTGGAATACTAAAGTCATATACTGAACACCTTGAATGAAGTGGTTCAATGATACGATTTTTGAAGTTACATGTAAGGATAAACCTACAATTGTTTGAAAACTCTTCAATGAATCCACGCAAGGCGGGTTGGGTTGATTGAGGATTAAGGTAATCAGCCTCATCCAGAATTACTACCTTGTACCCACCTTGCAGTGAAACAGAAGAGGCGAACTGTTTAATCTTACCACGTAGTGTGTCAATGTTACCTTCTTCAGATCCGTTGACTACAATATGGTCTAGATTTAGTTCATTACATAATGCTCTTGCAACTGTGGTTTTGCCCGTACCAGCAGAGCCAGAAAACATCATATTAGGAAGCTCACCTGTATCTAGGATAGCTTGGAATGTGTTCTTCATTTCATCAGTAAGAACACAATCATTAATTGTTTGTGGGCGATACTTTTCAACCCATAGGAATTCAACACTCATTCACTTTCTCCATCATAAAAATATATTATATCACACTTTTGAGTGATTGTAAACAGTTATTTTTGAAACTGTACCGTATAGGTTTTTCCCATCCACTCAAAAGTAATTTTGCTATGTGAGTAAAGAGTTAAAGACTCTTCTTTATAGCGCGTTTCAATATTGCACACTCTCTTAGTACCACCACTAGCGTTACTATTTGAATGCCCAAGCATACCACCAAGTAATGCTCCAACTGTTCCTCCATTGTCTACGTTTTTAGTTACGTTGTTACCGATAATACCACCAATGATAGCACCTTTAAGCATATCACCGGTTTTATCACCAGATACTGTTACATCCCTACAAACTTCGACTTTGTAAGGAACTTGATTAATCACAGACTTATTATAATCTGTCACATTAGGTTCATGTGCTAAAGCTGGATGACACGCACCCAGTGTCATCAAACTAGCAATTGTTATTTGTTTAACCATTTGGTACCAATCCTTCTAAAATTAGGTTCATTTCAGACTGCTTAGATTCGTCTTCTTTGACTTCGTCTACTGCATTGTCTAGCTCTTTGAATGCCTTATTTGATCTTAGCTTAGAATAAAGCAAACGGTCTTTACGAAGACGATTCACAATAATCTTATTTGCTTCAAGGTCATTATACTCAAGAAGAACAAACGCACGGTATTGAGTACCATCAGGGAATACTTCAGCTTCTGATACTGCATAACCTGCAACATCTACATCAGCAATAATATTCTTAGTGACCTTTTCAACTTCATTTAGTGTTGCTACATCAAGATCAGTTGATCCTACTTTAGCAATAAAGTTTTTAGTTTGAGAACGAACTTTACCATTAATCCTATCAGCCAAAGTCGTCTTAGCATTAAGTACTGCAATATCATAACTTAACTGTAAATCAGGAGTTACGGCAGTACCTACTGCAAAGATGCTTTCGTCTTTTACAGGAATTTTAGTAAACCATTTAGGCATTCTATCAATTTGCTCTTCAACCATCTCACGTTGTTCTTCAATAACAACTGCTTGAGTGATTTTTTCATTACTACTACATGCAGCAAGAGCAACCGCTGCAAGTGGTAAGGTTAGGAAGTATGATTTCAATTTTCTCTCCATAATATACTACTTCAATATAGTCACTAGCAACCCAATGCTACTAGCCATGTTTCCAAAGTTGAATACTCTATTCGACTTTTGTGGAACTGGTTTTGCCCAACCTTTCATAAAGTCTTCAGTCTCAGTAAAATCAATTACTTCGTCTTTTTGACTTACTACTACGGGCGTCTCATCTGGAGTACAATCCATGGTTGTAGTACCAGTTAATATTTCAGGTGAAACAATTTTAATGATATTCTCTTTAGCCCTTACTTCAGCATGCATACAAGCATTTGTTTCAGTTTGATCAGGACCAAATACGAATTTACCTTTAGTGTGATATTCTGTTCCTTCAATTTTAACATTCATTGAAACTACACAAGCTCTGGTATCTTCTATGTAAGGAAAAACCTTACGCTGATAATTGGTCATTGACTCAATCTTATGCGTAAAGTTTCCACCTACTTGGTGTGTGTACTTACAATTAGTCGTCGCTAATGTCTGTGTCGACAAAAGCATCCCCGTCGTCAGTATCACCAAGGTCTTCATTACTTTCCTCCACTGGCTGGTTTGTTTCGGCAAAGGCAGCAATACGGTCTCGTACGGCTCCAACAGATGCCATTTCATTACCTTTGAACGCTCCTCGTTCAGAGCATGCATCAATGATCTTTATAACTGAAAAAAGATCACCAATGTTTAGTTGTGGTGCTTCTTGCATATTATCCTCCATAGTTAGAAGCCTTTTCCAAAGCGATAAAGTATTCTACCGCTGTGTTTTCATTAGTCCAACTAGAAATTAGTTTAGACGAGATACGAACATTATAGTCGCCTTGAATAATCTTGAAGTTAGCGATGTTAAAGATGAACCGATATGGTGCACTCGCTGGGGGACCATCAACGGCCAGCTCAAAGTTATTGGCTGTAGCATCTTCCACATCAGTTACCCGAATCGTGATGTGTGCATCGCCTGGATTAGCAGTGATGACTACATCGCTAACTCCAAGAGCTGAGGCTGCCTTTCGCATTTGGGCGATATTATCGGCAGTCAGCGTAAGTGTGACCTCGGGGTCAGGCATGGTGATGACCTTTGATGGAGATGTTAAAATGGAAGGATCTGAGAAGTAGTAATTAACTGATTTACGATCCTGTACAATTTTGACAGAATTATAATCAGCTGAGAACTGCAACTCAGGATCATCAAACATGCTCATGACTCCGAGGAACTCGTTTAGGTCATAGATACCTAATAGATTGTCGGGGAAAGTTTCAGCTACAGTGGCAGTAGACATAATGTTCTTTGCCTCACTCATAGTCTTGATTTCATTTCCACCGTTAAATACGATATTTGAATTAATTGATGCAAAGTTTTTTAGTACATCACGGGTTTCATTAGATAGTTTCATTATTTAGTATCTCCATTGATTTTCATATTGTAATTAGTATTATATACCATTTGAGGTGAATTGTAAACCCCAAAAGTGCACTCAGCTTGACCTTTTTCAAAATCATTTTCTTTCATATCTTCGTCATGCTGATGTAAAGCAATAAGGGCATAGTGCAAGATTTTCATAATGTCTTTACGGTTTGCACCATCTTTCTTGCCGTATCTTTGGGCATACTTTAGAACATTACCTAAAGCGAATCCCATACCATGACCACAGTCAATAATAAATTCAGTTGATTGAAATTTATTTTTTGAGTAGTGACCATTGTAAGTTCCGTCAATATACTCTTTTAGTTCTCTGATAAGAGTACCTTCATTGAATTTATATTCTACCATTATACGATTTCCTCAATTATTTCGTTGAGAGTATCTTGATTGGTCTCAACAGTTGGTTCTTGTTCAGATGTTGTACCATCCACTTTTTGATATAGATCAATAAAGGCTTCTTTAGTATCTTGATCAAATCTATTAACGCAAAGCTCAATAGCTTTATTGCGATCACCAAAGATCGAATATGTTTGAACAATATGGCAAAGACGTCTTGTAGAGACTAGATCATCTACACCACCGTCTTCAAATGTTTTACGAATCGTTTCAGACCAGATAGTAAGTAGCTCTGCAAATTCAAGATCTTTCTTATTAAACTTTTCCATATGCTTAACAATGATACGCTTTTCAGTACCAGAAGTAGGATAAGGCTGTTCCATTGTGATTGTAAACCTTTCAAGGAAGGCTTCATCAATGATGTTGGCTGCTATGAACCTACCATCTTCTGATCCTTTACCTTTAGTGTTTGCAGTAGCCATAACGTTAAACCCTGAGGCAGGTGTTACAACTTCACCAGTCTTTTTAATAAGAACGGGCTTACCTTCAAGGACACCCTGAAGACACATAATCTTATTTGAACCACGATCAAGTTCGTCAATAAGAAGTAACGCACCTTGTTTCATAGCTTTAATGACTGGGCCTTCGGCAAAAACAGTTTCACCATTGACCAAACGGAATCCACCAATCAAATCGTCTTCGTCAGTTTCAGGAGTGATCTGAACTCTGATGTAATGCTTACCTGCTTTAGCACAAGCTTGCTCAATCATCATAGTCTTACCATTACCTGAAAGACCTGTAACATAAGTTGGATAGAAAGAATTAGAGGCAATAATAGCTTTGATATCACTAAAATGACCCCATTGTACAAAGTACTGATCTACACTTGGAATGAAGATCTCATCGTTCATAATTGATTGAACGTTAGTTGGCACTTGAGGCTTCTCCTGAGTAGTAGGTTTATTTTGAAAAGGCAAGATTTGTGCTTGCAAGTTGTATACACCATAACGAACTTTAGAGCCAAGATTGAAAATCCGGTCTACGTCTTTATGAGAGATACTCATTTGATCAGCAATAATCTTGAGTTCAGGTTTACGAAACTCTACCTTTGAAGGATAAGTTGCCGCAACCTTTTCGAGCAGTGCTCTTTGTGAAAATGTAAGTTCTTTGTTCATAATATAGTCTCCAAATCAAGTAGTCTTTTTCCATTTTGTAAGTATATTATATCATACTTTTTGCCCATTGTAAAGGATTATTTTCAATATAATTCACTTTTTTTTGGTGGTCGCAGAGAGATTCGAACTCCCGGCCTCTGGTTTCGTAGACCAGCGCTCTATCCAGCTGAGCTATGCGACCGTCTCGGCGAACTTAACTGCCAATGTTCTATTAGCTTTCTTTGAACCAGCATACTTCTTAAATGCTCTAGCTATTTCACCTTTCTTAGCATTATCACGTACTTCGAAATCTTCATTAGCTGTATCAAGTGACTTACGATCATTACGAAGTATGAAATAGCGATCATAACCTAATACATTGTCCAATGAGTAGAACTTTTGTTTCATGAATGTTCTACGAGCTTGATTAGTCTGATCCCATGAGATACTATTATCTGCTTGTGTTAGAGCATAGTTGAAGTCATGTCTAGCATTAGCTAAGAAATAACCAGTAATAGAAGAACAGTAATGCTTTTTAAGATTAGTTAAAAGAGCAGAAGTAAGTCTATCACCTTTATCTGCTTTTACCAAATTACCACTTACATTGATAGCATATCCAGCACGATTATAAGAAGTTACTTCCATTTCTTTTTCATGACGCTTAACTTGAATTCTACCACCAGCTCCATCTGTTAGAAGTACAAAATTAGTCTTTTGAATATTATACTTCTTAGTAAACTTGTTGATCAAACTAGGAACAGCCATTAGAGCTTCATCTAGTGGTGTACCACCAAACTCTTCAGCGGATGATTGATATGGATAGATCCTGTTATCTAATCTATAGCAGTTATTATATAACTGACGGATGCACTTGTCTTGATCAACTTTTTTAAGAGAAGAAGAAGCAAGTGGGATAAGTTTAACATCACGGTGATCTACACTTCCGTATGGAATATAAGCATCTTGTAAACGGTTAGTACGTTGTGATGTAAAACCAACCACTTCATATGGAATGTTAACCTTACGACAGAACATTGTAAGCACTAGAATCTGTTTAATAACAGAACCAAGTGTATTTGCCATTGAGCCAGAATAGTCAACCATCATAAACATACCATGGTTTTTAGCATCAGGCAAATTAGTCATACGCTTAAAGATGTCATCGGTGTATTTGTATGCATACAACTTATTAACATCTAAAGAGCCTGAACGAGCAGTTTGAGCCCTTGTAGATCTCCAAGCTGCCTTACGCATCTCAAACTCTTTAGCCATGATTTGAACGATCTTCTTATTCTCATTCATAAAATCGTTAAAAGAGTCATCAAGTGATTTACGGTAACGAGTTGCTTTATACTCATAGGTACAGTGTGCATCAATATGATCTCTGCATTTTTCAACATATGAATAGTCTAACATCATTTCAGATATTTGAGTTTCAGTAAATCCATTGCATACATCTACAACTCTGCCGTTTTCATCTTGATCTAAAAGCTTATGCTCATTATCACGAAAAGCTTTATCAGTCTGAGATTCAGTTTGATCGTAATCGTTTCCACCTTCATTACTTAAGGTTTCTACTTCATCACTCTCGTCTTGTTCTTCATTTTCTTCATTCGAGCTGCCTGCGCTTTTCTGACTTTCCGCTTCACCTTCGTCATTATCATCCATGCTTCTAGGTTTATCAGAGCTAGTCTCAGATGTCTCAGCAGTCGGGTCCATATTTCCATCTTGTTCCTCATTGCTATTATTATGTATGGAAGGAGACTTTGTTTGATTTTCTAACGCATGTGAATAAAGCTTTCTGCAAGCCTCAAGCACGTCTTCCCAAGTTTCCACTGCAAAGACTTCATTAACTAGATCCCTTTCACTGCTTGTAAATTCAACAGTGATTAGTTCACGTAGCTTAGCTTTTAGATTAATCCTATCAATCAAGTTTACATAATCAGAAGTTAACTCTGGTATTTCATTAACACCAAAGAAGTCATCATCATATAGCTTTTGGTAACCACGCTTAAAGCATGATACCAAACCAGGATAGCGACGTTGAATTAACTTTTCGATACGAACATCTTCCACAACATTAATGTAGCTACGTGGGCAACCAGGTATTTCTACATCAGCATCATGCCAGCCTTCAGGTGGTGTTTCAAGAGCATGACCCACTTCATGTCCGACCAACAGGTCATATACATCTTCAAGGTTATTCCATAGTGGTAAACCTAGGGTACGCTTTTCAACATCAAAGAAAGCAGTCCTATAGTTACCATGAACTATAGTAATGTTCTCTTTGGCCAATAGTTTAGCCAATATCGATTTTGAGTTATTTGCAATCATCTTAGTCTCCTTCCATTAAACGGAAAACATTTAATTTTCCATTATGTATATTCTATCACACTTTTGCGTAATTGTAAAGGACTATTTTGATTTTTTTTCACTTTTTTTCAATTTATATTTCTCAGGGACTGAGCCCCAACCGACAGTTCGGTCCCAGTCCCTTTGAGTATATGTTACTTTACGAAGTCCACTATCATCGGAAATATTGGTTCTAATGCCTTTGCGGACGCTTTTGCTACTTCCATGCATTCTTTTTGTGTTCCATTTCCTGATCGTAAGCTAATAAAATGAGCCCATGATCTAAGGGTACCATTCATGTACATACGAGATACAGTCATACCTTCAGGCAATACTGCTCTTGCTTGTTCTTTAGCAATACCATTTTCAATAGCCCACTCATAAGCGGTTTTAGCTGCATTAGTGACTGAATGCTGACGTCTTTGCCAATCAGTCACTAACTCTTGTTGTGCGGCATTCAACTGAATATTAGGATCATTTTCGATCTCAATAGAGTTCTGCCTATTTTTTGGATCTTGTAACCTTGCTTCACGGGTCACAAAAGCCCCTGCCAGTTCTTTATCCGGATTGGCATAACGCTGAGAGAACTCTTGGAATGAGAACGAGCGATGCCGTAGGATTTGACGGGCAATATCACGGGTTGTTGTTATTTCTAAACAAGCACTTGCCATTTCCAATGGAGACCAATGGTCATTCTTCATTAGATATTTAATAAGCTTATCAGCAGTCTGCTTGTTTGTTTGATTGCCTGGATTAGATACACGAGCTGTGTATGCTACCAAGTCTTGCGTGTCTTCAATTCCTTGTATACGATATTCTTCAGTCGGAACTGAATGACTTACTAATTTTACTTGCATTATGCTACCTTTGAAAAGTTGTGTTCTTTAACAAATTCGATCTTGGATCTGAACTTACCGTCCAGCAAATCACCTTTATGCGAAATCACAAATACATTACTATCGTCTTCAAGAGTACCAAGTATCTTCATCAAATTGTCAATACCATCATGATCTAACGAAGAGTCAAAAGTCTCATCAAGAATCAAGAGATTCGTAGAAGTAGAGTTTTTCATCTTCGCAATTTGCCTCCAAGTAAATAACAGTGATAAATCGATTCTCTGCTTTTCACCTTCAGAAAATGACGCATAGTTAAATGCATCACGATGTCTTGACTTAATCACCTCGTTGAAATTCTCATCGAGATTAAACGAAACAAAGAAGTCAAGAACTTGAAGGTATTGATTAACCAACTTGTTCATGACCGGAAGATACTGCTTAATTACTTTTGTTTTAATCCCAGTATCTTTTAGCATTTCACCGGCTGCATCTGAATAGCTTTTTTCTTCCATGAGCCTAAGTTTAAGCTCACCAAGAGTATCACGTTCAGATACCACAGTAGCCAAGTCTTTATTTGCTTGGCCTAGATCACCTTCATTGCCGGTAAGTTTATTTATATCAGCTTCTAAAGCAGAGATCTCTTTTTGTAATCGACTAATAGCCATATTGTTAGCACTAATTGTAGAATGCATCTCACGGATTTTAGATAACTCATCATTGATATTACCAATAGAGCTTTCTACCTCAGCTCCCTCACTAGAGATTTTATCCATAGCCTCTTGTAATTCTTTGGCTCGACTTTTAGCACTTTTAAGCTTATTTTGCCTTAAATCGTCATTTATTGTTTGTTGACAAGTAGGGCAATTCTCATTGTCCTCATAGAACTTTGCATCCTTGACTACACCCTGCATTTGTTGCTTAAATTGAGCAGAGTATCCTAAAAGAGACTGTTTTTTGTCATGAAAGGTTGATAGACTATTATTTAGAGGGGATTCTTCTTTTTCGATTACGCTGAACAATTCTGAGTTACTTTGTTGTAAAGATACCCATTCATCTCTGTTCTGCTCAATCAGAACTCCCTTCTCACGTATTACTTCATCATTAATCTCAGTAATATCCCTTATGTACTTCCTTTGCATGGTAATTTTCTCTTTAGCCAATTCAAGACGATAATTAGCATCATTGATCTCTTCTTTATTTTTAGAGATCTTATCTTTAAGAATACTATTCATCTTAGAGAATACTTGAATGTCTAATAGGTCTTCAATAACATCTCTACGGTTACCAGAGTTTAACTGCATAAATGGGATAAACGATGATGATCCAAGCACGACAATTTGGTGGAAGGATTTATGGTTTAATTTCAATATGTTAGTCTCAAGGAACTTCTGATAGTCACGAGCAGTTGATGATTGATTAATCATATTACCGTTCTGCCAAATCTCAAACTTGCCAGGACTAATGCCACGGACAATCTTAAACTTATGAACACCAACATCGAATTCAACTTCAACAATACACTGCTTCTTGTTTATAGTATTGACTAGCTGATTTTTAGAGATCGCTCGGTGGGGTTTACCAAACAATCCAAACGAAAGTGCATCTAGTAAAGTACTCTTACCAGCACCATTCTGACCAACCACTAATGTGGATGGCGACTTTACTAAATCGATACGCGTTACATTATTACCAGTTGAAAGAAAGTTCTTCCACTGGACTGACTTAAATCTAATCATAGCACCTCACTATTTTGTGCTTCAACATATAGACCTCTCATTAAGGCTTTCATCCTTTCCTTATCTAACTCGGTCTCAACTGCTTCAACATATGAGTCTAGCAATTCAGTAGTATCTTCAACTGAGATACCTTCATCAACTACATTTTCACCAAGATATTCATCAAAGGTCTCTGCAATCTTTAGGTCATGATGATCAATGCTCTGAATACGGTCAATAAACCGATCAAACATAAAATGATCTGCCTTATTTACTACAACGACTTTAACAAACTTATCTATTAGTTCATTACAATTATAGTTATTATAATCTATTTTGTCGTCATTGTAAAGGACTTTTTTGAACAGAGTTTGATTTACTCTGACAGGTGTAAGTGAGCGGTCTTCAGTATCGATAATATGAAAGTACTTAGGATCACTAGCATCTGCCCATGTAAACTCGAACTGTGAGCCTAGGTAATGTATATTGTCCTGTGCTGATTTAGTATGGAAGTGACCTGACATAACACATTCAAATCGTTTAAACGTATTTTTACTCATACCATGCGTATTAGTTACGCCTCTCATCATTTCAAAGCCTTCAAGCTCTAAATGAGATCCTACCCAGTCAGCATCTACTTTAGCAAGATACTTCATAGTAGATTCATAGTTTTCGTTATTGATCCATGGAATACATGCAATACGTAGACCGTCATAATCTACTACAGTAGGCTTCATAATAATGTTAACGTTAGTTGTATAGTAACCAAGTAGTTCTTTAAGAGAACATAAGTCGTTCGTATTCTTATAGAATACATCATGGTTGCCAGGAATAATGTCCATTGTAATACCTAGCTCACGCATAGGTTCAAGGAACATCTTTCTATTTTCGTTTTGTGTTTTGAAGTTAATAAACTTACGATGGTCATAGTAATCGCCTAGATGCAAGATCTGTTTAATACCATGTTCTTTCAAATATGGAAAGAACTGATCTTCGTAAAACTTCTTTTGATAATTTAGAAATATGTCTGAGCTATTTCTAACACCAGCGTGGGTGTCATTCAAGACTGCTATTTTCATTTAGTTTCCCATGAAGAGTTCCAGGCCTTCCGCTTTGCGAGCCTTTTCTTTCTTCTTTTCTTCTTTTGCAAATTCTTTGATTGCACCATCATTTGAACGTACTACAGAAATACGATCTCTTAATTGGTCAACAAAGGCTCTTGTGGTAGAATCAATAGTACTATCGGTATCTGCACCCATAATAAAATCTTCAATACCAGCTTTTTCAATGTACTTAAACTTGATATCTTGCTGTTTCTTCTCCTTTGCAAGTCTTCGTAAGAATGCATAGTAACATATTTGTGTAAAGTATGCAAATGCATTTGGCTTACCAGTACGAGTAGCCGCTTCAATATTATAATTGGTAATTGCTTTTAAACAGTTTTCTACCGCGTCCATTACCATCTCTTCGCGATATGTATAGCGAATAAAATTGGCCTTGTGTGACAAGCCCTGTGCGATCTTTAAAAAGCAAGTTGCAATATAATCAGTTACTACAGGTAAGGGTTTTCCTTGTGCCTGTGCTTCATTTACGAGTTTCACATAGTCAACCACAGATTGCGAAAACTCTTTGTTATTTACATAGTGTGGTTTTTGTTTTGGTTTCATACCGTTTCAGACTCCCCTAGTTGTTTAGGCCTATTCCATGGCCAAGAGTTAGATTCCCAAGCCTTAATTAGATTAGGAACATGTATGTTGTATGTGGACAAATCATCCATATTGTCCTTAAGGTATTTCATTTTAAGGTCAATATCCGTGATTGATTGAAAATCCCTGAAGTGGGTTTGTAAGTTTATGTCCATATGTTTAATCCTTTATTTCATTTTTAATACTATTATTATAACACAATTCTATCCATTTGTAAAGGAATATTTTATGTAAAATAAATTGAAAATAAATGAAATTAGGGGTTTACAAAACTCCAAAAGTATGATATAATAAGAGAGTAGGCTGAGGAGGGGAGGATACCCACAGTCAGTGTATAGAAGCTTTCTTAGGTACTAATTTTGAGAACTGTTCTAGTTGCTCATCTCTTAGAGGATCGTGATCATCATCTTCTAGTTCCATCTCATCTTCCCTTATCCTTAAGCACATTCTTATATATCGTTCTTTAATCTCATCATCTGCTTCTGATTGAGATATAACATGACTTGGATTGAGATTAATTTTACCTCTACTCTTAGACATCGGAGCCCAATCACTAAAAGCATATGAATGAGCTTCGGCAGTTACTTTCGTATGAAGAAGAAGTGGACTTTCTAATCCGATAAGAACACCTCCAGGCTCTTCATATACAAGAGAGATAATCTCATCTCCTGATGATAGTTTGAATAATTGAATATTGATATCGTCTAAACTGTATGTCATGGTAATGGGATCTCTATAATGTTAAAAGTAAACTGTTCCTTGGTGTATATTTTAATTCTTTCAGCTGCATGTAAAAGTGTATAGTTTTTAGAACTCTTCCAATGTAAGTCATCTGCAATATCATACAATATGGTATTCTTACCATCATCACTCTTTCTTAATCCTCGTCCAATTGATTGAAGAACTTTGATCTGACTCTTTGAAGGTGACGCAAAGATAATATTGTGTAGATTCCGAATATTAATGCCAGTACTAAAAGTACCCAAAGATGCGACAATGATAGCATTTTTCTGTTCCTCTGTTATCTTACGTACATGTTCTCTTGTGTCAGTATCAGTTTCACCGGAAACATAAAAGACTTTTCTTCTCTTATGTGCTTTTTTCAAAATCAAATCGTATAAAGGTTTTCCATGTTTTTCTACAAATTGAAATAGAACTAATGTGTTACCATCTTGATCTAGAGCTAGGTTAGAAATAAAGTTATTACGATTTTCGTATCTTACAATCCAATCAATTTCGTCCTGATACTTATATTTATTCACTACACGACAGTGCTCGTCTTTATATTTCAACAATAAGACCTTAATATCTAATTGAGCTAGATCATTGCTATCCATTAAAGTTTTAGTTGTAGTTACATAGAAAGCTGGACCAAATAGTCCTTCCAATACTAGTTTATGTGTTTGTGTTCCATCTAAAGTACCCGTTGTTCCAAATCTATATTCAGCATCTCTTAATTTTGTAAGAATACTGGTTAATGATTTAGCTTTAAAGTTATGCGCCTCATCTCCAAATACTGCACCATACTGCGAAAACCAAGTACCAGGCAGTTTATAGATTGATTGCCAAGTCGATATAATAACCCTTGCGGGATCGTTATGTTTAGGTGCACCAGAATAGATTCTTTGGCAAATGCTATTATCAAAATTGTCATCATACTTACTGTAAGCTTCAAAATCAGAATACATTTGTTCAACAAGAGAAGTTGTTGGTACTACAATAAGAACTTTCTTATCATGGTTTTCTAAGTACCAACGCATCAAACAATAGATAATAAGTGATTTACCAGATGCAGTAGGTGATATCAACATTGCCGATTTTGTTCTTAAACCGTGTTCTATAGCACGAATCTGATAATCTCTTGGCTCGATCTTCTCACCTTTGTTACCAGTGAGTGTATAGTCATTTAAGAAACTCATATCAGGTTCACCAGTTGTTTCTGGGTAACCATAATAATTATCATGCTCTAACTCAATAGCATAGTCTCTACCTTCGGCATTTGCAAATTCTTTTACATACCTATAGAGACCTGCATATAACTCATGAGTTCTTATATCAAACAACCGTATCTTTCCATCCCATACTTTGTTCTTGTATGCTGGCATAAACTTATATCCAGGGACATAGAAAGTAAAGAAGTCAGATAGCTCATTCAAAACACTCGGCTCTGAATCAACTACAATCATTGCATGATTCTTTTTCTTAATCTTAATAATTGTGGGCATTAGACACCTGAGGTGAACTTCCGCCATTCAATCATGTTTTTAATAGATTGATGACGCCATTTTATAGTATCCATAATTTCTTTTAAAGCCTCTTCAATCGTTTTCCAGTACTCAATAGTGGCCTGTGACTCTTGAATTTCTTTATCAGAATCATAATAGTAGTCCATCTCACCTTTCAATATTTTAAGTCCGTTAAGTGGATCAAAACTCCAGCCTTTGGCTGTCATTTCTTCTTGAGTCATCTTTCCATTATACCATAACCACTTGTCTTTAAGCAAGATCTTGAAAGCAAGTTCTTTACGCTTAACTTGTAGTTTGGCATTGGAATGTAGTTCTAAGTATTTTGAGTGCAGTTTAGCATTCTCAAGCGTGGCTTGATCTAGGTTATTCTCATCGATTTGAGAGTCCCTTTTCCACATTTCAAATATATCATCTAAATTCATCATTCACCTCATTATGTAAAATTATTTATACGCCTCCGTTAAACCCTTTCGTAAGGAACTTAAAGTAGTTATATTGGAAGGTCACATTGCCAGTTAAGTATTCTACGTCAGTTGATTTAACATCAAATGGTAAAGAACTTAAATTAATTGGAATTGCATTTGTAAACTGTATTTCAGATATTACATTGTTATGACTGCTTAAGATCTGCAGTGTCATATCTCTTTCTTTGCGAACACCTTGGTCATCTTCAGTTACAAGACCTAGCATCCAATCATGCAACTCTTTATAGTTGAGAAGATACTCATCAATAAGAAAAGTCATATCAAATGTACCATATTCGATTTTATCTGGAGCTTCTACAATATTGCGATTTCTTGTATTGAATACAGCTCCTGTTACAGACATATCAGGCAAAGCAATAGTCTGGGCCATAAACTGAGCATTCTTATACTTTTGTGAATCAATCACTAACTTAAACGCAGTTGGATTTACAAAGTTCAAAGCAGCAACACTACCTTGGCTGAGATTATCTTTAAAGTCTACAGATATATTATACGGCATTCTTAACTCCTATAGATCTATTTATACAAACAAAAAAGGCGACCCGAAGGCCGCCTTTCTCAATATTGAATTACAAGACCTATGAAAGGATGTTTGTAATTTTTGTGATACGATAGTACTGGTTAGTAGCATCGGTACCTGTGTCGTTACCTGGTGTTGAACCAACGAATGGGTTTGCAACCATTCCGTAACGTGTCTTGAAGCCGATTTTCGGCTGGAAGGTGTTCTCACCAACTGCACGAACCATTGTTAATGGAACGTATGGGCAGTAGAAAAGACCAGCATCATAAGGATTTGCACCCTTATAACCGACGTTGATATAATCTACGTTTGCATATGGATCGATATAGACCTTCATTCCACCTGAAAGTGTACCGGCGAAAGTTGTTCCTGTATCGTCTACAGTAAGGTTAGCGTTACCAGCAAGAGCAGGTGTATAGTCAAGCATACCTGATGCGCTCAGTGCAGCAGCTACGTCTGAAGAACACAGGATAAAGTTACCTTTACCACGACGTGTTTCTTTAGCAATAACATTAGCTTCACGCATAGTCTGGACTAAAAGACCTTTGTACTTCTCAACTGACCAACGGCCATCTGAGTCAGCGTTAACATCGAAAGTACCAGCAGCAGTGATATCAGCTTGCTGAGAACCACGCTTGGCTTTTACGTTAACTGTACGAACGATCTCACGGTTAATTTCTGCAAGAATCTCAGCAGACAAGATGTTTGCCAACTCTGATTCAGCATCCAAGCCGTGGATTGCTTTAAGATCTTGGGCCAATTCCATGGAGTACTCAGCCTTAAGCGCACGTGACTTCGCAGTAACGGTTGCTTTTTCGATTGAGAATGCCATTTCATTAAAGTGACCACCAGTACCCATACCAGATACAGAGCCATCACCAAGAGCCTCAGCCTTAGCTGTAGCAGCAGGCTGACCTGCACCAAATACGTCTTCTACACCGTCGCTGTTAGCGTCAGCAGAAGATTGGCCAGATTGACCTGGAGGGTTAATATCACCTACGAGAGATGAAGAACCACCAAGGTGTCCTGAACCAACACCAGAGAAGTCAGTATCAGCTTCGTTAAAGAAAGCCTCATCACCACCCTGTGTGCCGTACTTAGATTTCATTGCAAAGATAAGTCCTGTTGGACCAGTCATTGGCTGAACGCCAGCGATATCATAAGCAATAAGGTTAGGCATAGAACGACGTACTAAAGAGATCAGAATTGGATCCCAGTTGCCGATGTTCGAGCCGGTTGCGTTAGTTGGAGCGGCTTCGTTCAGTTGGAACTGGCCGTGACCACGCTCTTCAGCAAGAGCTTTTTCGGTATTTTCGAGAACAGTAGCAGTTACACCACGCTTATAACGATCATTCAAATCGCCATCTACGTCGAGTACTGGGTTCCATTTCTCGAGAAGTTTATCAGTAGTAAACATGATTAGTTTCTCCCTATGGATTATTTGTTAAGTGCTGCTAAGTAGTGAGCCATTGAACCAGAAACTTCGATCTCTTGATCGGCGCCTTCGGCAATAACTTCTTCAGTAGCATCATTTGAGGTTACTTTAGTCTTGAAATATGATTCCTTTACAGACTCAACCTTTGCAGCGAATGCATCGGCGTCATCAGCATCGATATCAGATACCAAAGACTTAAGCTTATCAGCTTGGGCCTCAGAAAGACCGGCAGAAGCTTCGTTAACGATAACGGTACGATTAAGTTTTTCAACTTGCTCTTTAAGTGCAACGTTATCAGCGATTGTGGCATTAACCTGCTCTTCAAGGTTGTCTTTTGCAGTTGATAATTCATCAACTAAATCGACTTTACCTTCAGGAACATCAATGTAATGCTCAGTGAATACACCGTGTAACGACTTCATGAAAGACTCAGAGATCTCGGTACGAAGACCAGTTTCGATCGCTAATTTATTTTCTTCCATCCAGTTTTCTACGACGTAGTTAAGGTAGCCATCAACTTTCTCTACGAGATCGTTGTGGATTCGAGTTGTTTCTTCGGCTAGCTCTTCAGCATAAGATTCTTCGAGACGCTCAACGTGCTCTCCGATCTTTGACTTAAGTGCAGCTTCAAAAATGATCTCAGCCTTATCCTTAAAACCTTCAGACAATGTAGCTTCAGAATCAACCAATGCAGTAAGATCTTCTTCGAAGATTCCTTCGGCATCATCAGCTTCTGTGCTCTCATTATTCATCACTTTATTATAGGATGCAGTGAGCTTTTCTTTATTCATTTTTGACATCTCTTTGTACATAGCATTTACCATCCCAGCCTTAGTCTTTGGCACTGGAGCTTGCTTAGGAGCAGACGCATCAATTGCTTTGTCTGTCTCGTCAGCAGCTTTTACACCATCGGCTTTAGGATCGGCGGCAGCAGCTTCTTCAAGATTATCCTCATTAGAAACTTCAACAGTATCAGTCACGAGTTCATCTTGGAGTGTATCTTCGATGTCTATTTGATTTTCATCAGACATTTATTTTACTCCCTCAGAGTTAAAGTTTTGAGAGGAAATCTTTAAAGGCTTTCATTTGCATATCTGCACTTGGAGCTCTTTTGATCTCTGTCTCGAACTGTTCAATTTCTTGCTGTTTGAATATACCATTTTCAAAGATCCATTCTACACCTTCCATTACGCCATTGACGAAAGCTTCTGGTGCAGATGGGTCTTGTACGATATCCACGGCATTTAACATGAAGTCATTATTTACGACATTCACTCCGCCTTTATTAGCAAGACTACCCATTCCACGACTTGAGACACCCACTTGAACCTCACCATCGAGCAGACCTTGTACGATCAAACCCATTGGAGTATCCAAAATAGTTGCCTTACCCACAACATTATTACCGTCCCACGAAAGTTCAGTAATCTTGTGAGATACTTTATCCAAATTAATGGTAGGTCCTTCAGGGTGATTTAGCTCACCAACGGCTCTACCTTTGGAAACTTGTTCGGTTACATATTTGTTAACCGCTGATTCTAGGATTTCACGAGGATACATACGACCATTTCTATTAGGCTTATTGGCCTGCATAAAAATGCCTTCAATGATGTACTTTTTACTACCATCGTTTTTAGCTTCGGTAATAACCTGTACGTCTTCGATATGTTCCGTGATTAACTTCATTTTTATTTGTCCATCAACTTAGTAAAATCCATAATTGCTTTTTCTGCTTCTTTTTGGTTCTTAAACTGATCTAGTTTATCACCATCAATATATGCTATAAAAGCAGATCCTTTCTTAGTAATAACAGCTGGAAACTTTTTTCCTTTTCCAACTTTCATACTCTTAACTTCTTTTTCTCCAGAAGCAAGCTTAATTGCTTCGTTAAGACTCTGTCGAATCTGGT